TTTGTACGGTCTAGACAAATCCGCTCGCAACGAAAATGCTTCAAATCCCAATCTGCATGTCTGAGTCTCACCAAGCTCACGTGCGTGAAGTGGTCGGCGGTGATGTAACTTTCACGGCCGGTGGTAGACGTAAGAACCAGCACGGACCAGCAGCGGCCGAGCGCCTCATTGTTGAGCGCATGGTCCTCAAGGAGTTCGAAAATGACTGCCGCGACGTTGAGTCGCCGGTCTTGCTGGACGTCTACTCGAACGCTGTCCGCATTAGCAACAGCAGAGACTTGTTGGGTATCAACGTTCGTCTGGAATTTCTCATTCCACACGTTGTCCCCAATGACCTTGATCGTCAACGCAAGGCCCACGACGCCGGCTTGACTTTCATGGACGTCAAACTCGACGACCTCCCCCCTCTTGGAGAGGGACAGGAGCCACGATTCCACGCTTTCAACTTCACCCACTCCCTTTACTATGTTGATCCGTGTGTTCTCGTGCGTGTTATGGTGGAGCAGAAGGTGTTTCTCGCCTACTCCACTATGCACGATTTCGTTCAAGGCGCCGCTTCGTTGTGCGCGGGTACCGTTCAGTATCACTACGGCAACGACGCGCTGATTAAGTGCCGCGCTGACGGCGACCCCCACGTGTATCACCACTCCCCTTGCCACTGGCTCCAGTCTCCTGGAATCAACGTGAGCTTGAATGGGGAGCCATGGTGCCTCGTTTGGTCGGTCGTTGATCGCGTAGGCGACACTTTCCTGCGCCGTTTCGAATTGCGTCCTGGGACGGTTCCAGAGGTTCCCCTCTTCCCTGATCTCGACTTGCTCGACACAGCGGATTCTGAGGTACACCCTCTCGGTTCGTCGCTCAACTTCGTCACTGTCATGAATCGCGAGTTGAAGAGCCCCACGATCGATCTGGCCTATGTGCCCATCGTGGACGCTGTCTTCTTCTTTGGACTCATGGGCTTCACGACTGAACAGGGGAAATTTATCCCAGTTCCTCGAGGCCTCATTGGTTCTTTGCGACTCCAAGCGGCGGGTCAACCCCGCTGTCCCGCTCTCTATCAATTGCTACTGGCACGTGCTAAAAACTCCATTACCGGCTTGAACTTCCCTGCCGAAATGGCCCCTGAGATCGCGGTGTATGCCGCCGTGATCGCGCTCGTTCTCGATGTCGAATTCGAGACGGCAGCGCTTGGGACCAACGTCAGGATGTTCCGCCGCATTTTTGGTAGACATGCGCGCGTGCTTGACTTTGAGCCGGTTTATCTGTACACCGGCCGGCAGGCTCTTGGAGCCGCTGCCATGGCAACAACGACGTTGGTCCCGGCCCATTATTATGGCTACGACGCGATGTTCCTATCCCTGGTCAAAGCCATCGGAACGGCTGCAGTGTTCCATCCATTCGTCGCGATTCCGGCGGCGATGGCTACTGCAGGGTACGCGTACTCGACTTATTCAAATCTGGTTTCACACCAGTCGGATTCTGCGAAGTCTTGGCTTGCTTTTCGAGCCAACCTCGCGCCCGGGCCTGTTGGGCGGACTATAGAGTTCAAGACCCCGCCGGCCTTTCAACAGTCGTACCGTCCCAAGACTCCCGAAGGGTCGCCTTTGAAGGAAGGCGCCCGCCTCACTATACATGGTAATCCGGAAGCCATGCCTGCTCGCGGCCTCACTCGTAAGGGTTTGGTCCTGTGCGGCATTGGTATCCAGGAGATCACCCCGTCGTACATCGGACGGACGGTTGACAATGCCGTGCAGGGGTTGCGCTCACGAGTGCTGGGAGCCCGAAAATACGAATCTGACCCTTGGGCGTGGTTCGTGTTGTATCGGAAGGTGACCGACCCTAACAGTGTGTTGAGTCGCCTTGCAACTGGTCCCCTTCGTAACTACAACGATGGGACGTTCGAACACTGGGTTTCGCGTTTTCCGGGGTCTGTACAGACGGCCCTTCGCGAGGCCAAAGAGTCGCTAGTAGGGCGACCCCTTGAGGACAAGGATATGAGAGTCCAAGGGATCACGAAACAAGAGAAAACTGGCTTTCTCGATGTCTCTGGTGAACCCCCCGTGACGGATGCTCGCATCGTCTTAAGTTGCACGCCTCGGTGTAACGTTGTGCTCGGGCCGTACCATTGGTCGGTCTCCAACGTCCTGAAGCGTCGCTTCCACGCTCAACCTGGCAAGTACCTGGTTTGGAGCTGTGGTGAGACGGCCGAGGAGCTCGGCGCCTGGTATGACTGGGCTGTTGACGAGTTCTCCACCTCTGATGAGGAGGCGGAAATCCTGATCTGGGACCAGAGTCGCTTTGACAAAAATCAGGGCGATGATTCCTACCGGTTCGAGCGTGTGACGTTCATCCATTCGGGTGCGCCACAAGACGTTCTAGACGCCGATAAGAGGTTGAAGACGGTGCGTGGCTCGATGCAAGGTATGCCGGTCACGTTTTCTGTCGACGACCCACAGCGCGTCTCCGGAGGAGCAGACACGAGCGTTGGTTCTTTCAAAGTCAACTGTGCTTCGGTCGTTCACGCTTACGGTGAACCAGGACCAGGCAGATATGCGATGGCGATCAAGGGTGATGACGTCGTCGCGGTCGGAAAGAAGGGCGTGTTCTCGAAGGTGGACGGGCACGCGCGGGTTTCCCAGCTTGGCCTCGACGTGGATTTGCGAGTGGTATCAGCCCACGAGCGCCACAAAGTCGAGTTCGCATCCGCTATTCCATATCCAACCGCCGACGGAACGGTGTGGGGCCCCAAAATTGGCCGGGTTCTGCACAGGTTCGGGTGGACGCTGTCGGGAGCTACCGCTGATGTGTACGGAGCTGCGACGTCCCTCAGGGAAACTGTTAATCACATCCCTTTCCTGCGTTAGTTCATCGAGACCCACCGGCGTCTCGCTGACCCATCTGACAAGCGGTACTTCAAGTTCAAGCTGTTGGCCGCGCATCCACATGAGTCGTCTGCTGAAACGTACGACTTCATTTACATGCGCTATGGCCTGACGCCCAACTAGAGGTCGCGTTCCAGGAATTGATGGACGGTGTCGTGAAGCTGCCTTCAGCTATTAGCTGGCCGCTGATCGACCACTTGGTCGCGATAGACCAGTAAGCCGGTCCTCACCAATTGTCACGTGGTGTTAAACTGACAGCCTACTTCTTCTCTGAGATCACATGGCTCGCAAGACCAAAAGCAAGTCCAAGAGCAAACGCAATGTGCGCCCTGTTAAGCCGGTCGTCTTGGCCAATAACCAAGACCCTAGGCCGATTCGGGCGCCTCGTGCGCGACGTTCACGCGGTGGTAAAGTCTCCACGGCGCACGTCCGCAGCGTTTGTTCGGTCACTGATCCTTTCTGCCCTGCGGCGAAGAATGCAAAATGGCCCGACGGTACTTCAGGTAATACTCTTACTGAGCAGTTCCGCGGTGTCCTCAACGTCTCGGTCGATGCGAACGGCAACGGTTTCGTGGTTTTCCACCCGACTGTGCCATTCGGGATGTCCGGCGCAACCATTACTGGTACAGCGCCTGGACCCTACACCGGAACGCTCAATGCGCTCACTGTTACGTACCGAGCCGCTTCTATGCTGGCTACTTACGGTAGTAACTATCGCATTGTGTCGTTTGGTTGCATCGTCAGGTGCGTTGCTTCTGCCACGCAGGCCGCTGGTATCGTGACCCTCGGAACGGCTCCGTGCCCGACCCTGGGACAAGCTGTCACTCTCGGACAAGAGCTCTATAGTGAGACCATCGTCAAGGCTATCCAGCCTGGTATGGAATCTTCTTGGATTTCCACTCCCGCTGGAACCGCGGCTCGCGCGTTTGTTGCGCAGACCGCCACCAATGCCACGCAGCCCTCTGCGGATTGGAACGCCCTCTGGCTTGAAATCTCTGGGGCCACAGCGTCGACCTCGCCTATCACGGTTGAATACTTCATTAACGTGGAGTTCAAGCCGTTAACTAGTGCTCGAGCGCTCACCGCCATCGCCAAGCAAAACCCCCCGAAGTCCACTGTCGCCGAGACCGCCGTTAGTAGCGTTCACTCGTCGCTTGGCTCCTTCATTGAGGGTGGTATTGCCTCTGTCGAACAAGCGGTGGCCAAACACGCTTCGGATGCCCTGTCGTCCTTTATGGACGACCCATTGACCTCTTTGTCTGCTCTTTTCTCAATGTAACGTGACGATCTCCTTACCGCGGTGCCCCAACCCGCGTAAACAAAGGGCGTGGACCTACAGCGCTAAGTGGCGTATCATGCAACTGGAAAGCATGCTCTGCTCGTGGGTGAAGTCTCTGGGGGTTTATACTGGAGATCTGCGAGTAGTCCGAAAGGATAAACGGGGCCGAGCAGCCCCCCC